TTACCTTCTTTGCGTCTCCACGCGGCTGACTCTGAAATAATTTCGTGTACTTTCATAATTAACCAATAACAAATGTATAACCAGTGCCGCCACTGATTAGTGTTTCTAATTCTTTATCTAATGCAGCTAGTTCTTCTTTGCCTGCTGATTTTAAATCGTTGCCATTTAATGCCCCGCCGCCCTGTGGTCCGGCAATTGATGCAAATTTACTGCGGGCTTCACCTAACATCATTTTACAGTTGGCTAGTGAATAATCACGTATCCATTGTTTAGCATAAATGTCGTCGATAATAAGATAATCTGGTCTAAAATTCTGTGTGCGCAGTCCTATGACTTCGCCTTCTGAAAAAGGACGCTGTAGTATTCTTAGTGTGCGGCTTGTAGGAATCCATTGGAACTCAATGTATGCTCCAAACATCTTACCGATCATTTCTTGATAACTAGCAAACATAAAGTAGGTAGCAATACCACCCAGCATGGTGCTGTTTAAAAGATACGTGTTAGTGTACGCAAGATTGAAAGGCTCAAAGTTTGTTCCAGTTCCGCCACCAGTTCTTGATCCCAATGTTCTTCTAAAAACAGACTGAACATTAATAATTTCTGCAGGCAGTATGTAATCATTTTTATCTTTCTCAAGAGTTAAAAAACTGTAGCTGTCTTCTACTGCATTCGGGCTACGTTGACGGAATCGTGTTAGCGCACGATCTAATGCTGTTTCGTAATGAATTGGATCAAGCTCAACGTCAATCATACCGTCACCTAGCATAGCGCGGCAATAATCAAAAACTTGCTGTTTAACCTGTTGTGGATTGTCTGACATTTGTATCTCCCATCTTATTTATCGCTAAATATTGTACTATGCCACGTTTATCCCTTTACAAGCCCGAGAAAGGCAACGATTACAAATTTCACGATCGCAGCATATCTGAGATGTTTCAGGTAGGCGGTACTGACATATATCTGCACAAATACCTAGGACCTAAAAATCCACTAACAGGTGAAAGTACTGCGGATATGCCCATGTACGATGCTGTAAAAGAAACAAATATACAAGATTTATTATTCCTTGAAAATCGTGATAGAAAGTATGACAGCTCAATTTATACAGTACGTGGCGTTTATAATGTATCTGACATTGACTTTAATCTAAGTCAGTTTGGCTTGTTTATTGACAATGACACAGTGTTTATGACTGTGCATATTAATGATTTTATCAAGCTAGTAGGACGTAAACCGCTAGCAGGTGATGTGGTAGAGTTACCACATTTACGCGATGAGTTTGCACTTAATGATGCTGACCAAGCATTGCCAAGATTCTTTGTTGTTAGTGAAGTTGGCCGTGCTGCCGAAGGATTTAGTCGCACATGGTATCCACACCTATACAGATTAAAATTAGGCAAGATTGCTGATCAACAACAGTATTCAGACATTCTTAAAACTCCTACAGATAAAGATGCTAATTTTGTAGGTGATTATAGTCCAACAGTAACTTATACCGCAGGCGAAATTGTTCGTTATCAAGGTACACTTTATCAAGTTACTGCAACTACCATTGGCAGGACTCCACCTAATGCTGGGTATTTTAGTGTATACTCCGGAGCAACCATACAGAGTATATTAAGTACACAGGCAAAAAGCCTTGAAATTAATGACGCTATTCTTGATCAGGCAGAAGCTAATGCTCCTAAGAGTGGTTACGAAACCCAACAATTCTATTCGTTATCTGCTGATGAGTTTGGCAACCCTGCTCTTATCACTGTAGATGACGCTACGTCGCCGCCTGATGCATCTAGTATGCAAATGGATGCTAGTAGGATTGGAGATAGACCAAATCGTACTGGATATAGCGGGTACTTACTAGGTGACGGCATTCCACCCAACGGAGTTGATTTTGGGCACGGAATTGCCTTTCCTGCAGGAGCCATTGAAGGTGACTTTTACTTAAGGACTGACTTTTTGCCCAACCGATTATTTAGGTATGATGGTTCACGTTGGGTTAAACGTGAAGATGCTATTCGTACTACCTTGTCAAATACCGATACTAAACAAACTTTCAGAACTGGATTTATTAATAATACAGCGACTGATAATATTGCTGGTGAGAATGTTGCAGAACGTCAAGCATTGAGTAAGGCACTTAAACCTAAGGCAGATTTATAATGCAATATTTTTATGACGGCCAGATACGCCGATACCTATTACAGATAGTTAGACTTCTAAGTAACTTCGTAGTTAGATACGGAGATGGTAGTCTAGTACGTGTGCCAGTTATGTATGGTGATCAGGATCGACAAGCTGCAACTATTGTTAATCAAAATTCAGAAAATACTTTACAAAGTGCTCCAAGGATTGCAATATACATTACTGACCTTGATCTTGACAATACTCGTTTAGGTGACGCAACATTGGTTAGTAAGATGCACATTCGTGAACGTGATATTGATCCTGAGACTGGTGCATATACTAGCACACAAGGTCAAAACTATACAGTTGAACGACTAATGCCAACTCCATTCAAGTTGTCAGTTAAAGCAGACATATGGTCAACTAGCACTGAACAAAAATTACAAATTCTTGAACAAATCCTAGTATTGTTTAATCCAAGTTTAGAAATACAAACTACTGATAACTTTATTGACTGGACATCATTGACCGTAGTTGACCTTGGTGATGTTAGTTTTACAAGCCGCACAGTTCCTATGGGAACTGCTACGCAAATTGATGTTGCTACGCTTACACTAACTACTCCTATATGGATCACTCCTCCTGCCAAGGTTAAAAAGTTAGGTGTTGTTACTAACATTATTTCAAGTACATTTGACAGTTCTGGAATGAGTGATTCGTACATTGACGGATTGGGTATATATGTTGATGCAGGGCAATCTTATCCTGCAAACTCAATGGCCAGCGCAAAGGCAACATTGGGTGACTTTGATATAGTAGTATCAGAAGGTAAGATTAAACTGGTAAGCAGTAAGCAACCCGGAGTATGGTTAAACTGGCAAGTAATACTTCAGCAGGTGCCTGGCAAATATACTGCTGGCTTGGCAAAGATTTATTTGTTACAACCCGATGGCAGTGAAGTAGTGGGCTATCTAAGTATAAATCCGTTAGATGAAAGTGAAATGGTCGTCAATTGGGATGAAGATACTTTTCCAACAAATGACATGATTGTAGGGCCTGCCAGGGCGTCGGGACAACGAGGAAGTTTTGATGCAGTTATTGATCCCACAACCACTGGGCCAAGTAATCTAGTAGTAGGTACTAGATACTTAATCATTGACAACATTGGTGGCGGCGTCCGTGATACTTTTGTAACTGGATTAAAAATTCAAAGAATTACCACAGCAGTTGAGTTTGATAAAGTAAATGATTGTCATGTATTTGTTGATGGTGTTGAAGTAGGTTTAGGTACACCTATAGAAAGAGATGGTAATTATATTATTATTCTTGCTGCATTTATACCTGTAGGTAGAACAGTTACCTATGTGTTAAATCTAAATGAAGATGGTCCAGATGCATGGAAAAATAACAATGGCACTGACTTTATTGCTGAAGCCAATGATATTATTGAATGGGACGGATCTAAATGGTGGGTTGTGTTTTCAGCAGATGAAAACTCAGAAAACTTGATTTATCAAACAAATATCTATACACTTGTGCAATACAAGTGGAATGGAGTTAACTGGGTGAAAAGTTTTGACGGAGATTATAGACGTGGCAATTGGAGGTTAGAATTATAACTTCTAATCCTGACATAATTGATTGTTCAGGTGCGCTATTTTGCGCACGATCAACTAAGAGATTTTTATTGCTGCAAAAGTCCGAAGGTAAACATGCAGGGCGCTGGGGCTTAGTTGGCGGTACTAATCACTCTAATGAATCAGCATGGCAAGGCCTGCAACGAGAAATTGAAGAAGAATTAGGTGCAATGCCTGATGTTAAAAAGACTATTCCGCTTGAGAAATTTGTTAGTAATGATAGTATGTTTAAATTTCATACATACTTTTGTATTGTAGACGCTGAGTTTATTCCTGCACTTAGCGACGAGCATATTGCCTGGGGATGGTTTGATTTAGCTAATCTACCAAAGCCGGTACACAAAGGTCTAGATCTTAGTCTGCGTAATCGTATTATACAAACTAAAATACAAACAGTGATTGATATTATTGATGTAATTTAATTGATTTACTTTTTTTCACTAGCCACGGACTAAAATCAGTTTCTATAAATTTAGGATCTTCCATAGAATTGTTAGATAGTATTTGTGTATGGAATCCAGTATGTAAATCTAAATTTTCATTGTTGATTATTGTATTATATAATTTGTTAGCTAGCACACTATGATTGCGCAAACATAAATGATTATATCGTACATCAATAGGTTTAAGTTTAAAATCTTCTGTGTGCTCTCTTTGATCAACACCCCTCAAGCATCCGTCTGAAAACACTAAATTATTAAAATCAGCAATGTCCGGAATATACATATCGAATGCTACTAAAATTATAGGTTTCCTCCAACTTTTTAAAGTTGCCAAGTTGTTAAGCCAGCCTAATCGATGTGCCATCATCTGTGTATCAAGGCTAGGACGTTGTATATACTGTATGTAATTGCTTGCAGCCTGTGTACGATTTTTATTTTCGACTAAGCTATTAAAATCAAGAACATGGCTGTTAGTTAAACTTGGTATTTCTTCAAAATACCAAAATCTTGCCGGGTCAGTAAGTACAACAATTAGTTGATCGTTTGAAGAAATATTTAATTTTTCTCTATTGATAAAGTCCCATGACCAGTCTTGGCAAACTCCCCATTCACTATTATTTTTTAAATTATAGTTAAGTTGATTTGCTAACTGCATTGTCCACGGAATTATATGTTTATCGTCGGGTATAGTAACAGAAAAACTATCTCCAGTTATCCATAGAGTATTCATTACTTGCCTCGTAACCCTTCTAATCCCGGCATAGTAGCCGGGTCGTCTAGTAACCGATGAGGACGCCATGGATTTTTAATCGTACAGCTTTCTGTTACTATATCAAATGCTAAAGAAATTCTAATGCTGTCGCCTTCAATCTTATCACTCCAGTGAGGCATCCAACTAGGAAAAAATATTAATTTCTTTTCTTCAGTAGTAGCACTCATAACTTCTCCTACTAACGGATTTTCAAGATATAAAGAAGTTGTATTAGTAGTTAAATAATATGTACATGCAAGATACGATTCTTCTGTAGTAATATGTCGATGTTTACTAATCCATTCTGAATCTCTTAATACATTGGCCCACCCGTGAATATATACTTTTCTTCTAGGATAATTTAATTTTGAAAGAAACTCTAAATACCCAGTTCGTATTACTGTAAACAATTCTTCAATTGCAGGATCTGGAGGGAATCGTTGTAAGTGTTCGCCCTCCAACCCTACAATATCGTCGAGCAAGTTGTGCTGTTTCCACTGTTGCGTATGCCTGTATGGATCAGCTTCGGATTTAGGAACCGGTGATACTAGCTGTTCTTTAGAAATAATTGTTTCTTCTAGTGTAAGCACGTATTTGGTTAATCGATCAACCAGTCCGTTTGAGCCGCCAAACCCAACCCCAATAGGAACTTTAAACTTAGGTGCAAATTTTGTTAGGGGTGTTGCACCCTCAAACCATACCACATCCATCTTCGTCCTCCCCGTTTAAATTATACGGTACTCGTATTAACTTACCAATTTCTGGCAAGTACAAATATTCTAAATCACTCGATCTTAAAGTATGTAATGCATCTTCAATTGTTTCAACTAACGGTGCGCCACCTAAGTTAAAGCTAGTGTTGAACAAAATAGGAACTCCTGTTTTTTCATTAAACTTACTAATAAGTTCGTAGTAGTGTTGATTTTCTTCTAATGTTACTGTTTGTATACGACAAGTACCGTCAACGTGAATAATACTAGGAATCTTATCAGCAACACCCGGTTGGCAATCTACAGCATACATCATATGAGGAGTTGAGTCCATACCTCGTAAGTCAAACCAATCATGCACTGCGTCTTTTAATATTGTTCCTGCAAACGGGCGGAACCACTCTCTATGTTTAACACCGTTAACAATATCTTTACCGTTTTTAACAGCCGGATTGAACAAAATACTGCGATTACCTAATGCACGAGGGCCTGCTTCACTTCGGCCTTGATACATACATACAATTTTTTCTTGTAGTAACAATTCTACAATATCGTCCTTAGTAACTTCAGTAATTGTTTCAAACTCAGCCAACTGTATAGTATATCCGCCATCTTTTTCAAAATAGTGTGGACCGTAATAGATGCTAGTCTGTTTTCTAATAGTGTTATCTTTATTTAGATCATGATGTATCATTTTTGCAGCACCAATACAAGTGCCGCCATCGTGACTAATTGGTTCAACATACAAGTTTACACCTTCAGGTAAGTGTTTTAAATATTCATAATTAGCTACACAGTTTAGCCCGTATCCGCCTGCTATCACAATGTTCTTTTCACCTGTCCTTTCAATTGCATCAAGAATTAGGCGTACCATTTGCATTTGTGTAGCTTCTTGTACAGCGTATGCAAGATCTTGTTTCATTTCTAAACTATCAATATCCAAAGCTGGATTACTAACTTTGTCGATAATGGCACCATTAGGATAATTGGGCACAATTAAATTTCTATTACTTAAATATCTACCTTCTGGGCCAAGGAAAATAGGAGGAATATTAGGATTAGGTTTGCCGTAAGGTGCAAGACCCATAGCTTTGCCAGCTTCAATAAAATTAAATCCACAATAATTTGTCATTGCTTCATAACACTTAGTAATGCCCGGGTGGTCTGTAAAAATTACATCATGAATGTCTTCAGGCTTACCTCTATTATCATGGGGGCAATTTAACTTTTCAAAAGTTACTTGTGGGCCACGTAGTCCTATATGTTTATATTTTGTAGCAAAATTTGCTGGGTAATTTGCACTAAAAATTGTTTCTAATTCCCACCCGATGGTTTCGCCTAGCGGTACAAAAGTTCCAGCGCCATCAACAATTAAACAAGCAGCAGTTTCAAATCCACTGTTATAAAATGCACATGCTGCATGTAATTCGTGATGCATCATTCCTAGATCAATCACTTGCGGATGCTCGGCACCTTTAAAATTCTGTTCTATAAGACCTAACTTTCTTGCAAGGCCCGTGTACATATCATCCCCAGTAAAATCAATTTTACCAGCATCTTTAAGAGGTTGTGTATGAGCTACAACAAGATAATCAAGTTTATTAGTATATTCTTTAATCTTTAACATACCTGCTAACGGCCCGCCATCGTATTTTTTACGGCTTAGTCGTTCTTCTTCAATATAGAATACTACTTCTCCATCTTTTAATAAACAGGTTGCGCCATTATGGCCTCTAGTAATGCCTGCGATCCATTGTGTCATTCTTATTCTCCGTGTATTGTGTTACAAAATATTTATAGACTAGGGTTATACTATTAATCAGAATTGATTAATAATTTTCCTGTATGTATTTGTATAGTGTTGCCGCCCATTGATAATGTTCATCAACAGTTGGGTGTGTTGGAACTTCTATAATTCCAGATTCTATGCGCTGTTGTGGGAAATGTCTCATCGATGGCCAAAATGCATATTCTCGTTCATAGGGACGATAATATTCAGTACCTATTAAATCTAACATATGGACTGCATGATTGTGTAATACAGCAACATCTATTTGATCAATGCCATTAAATTGTAGAATCTTAATTCCTAATCTGTTTGCCAAACTAGTTAATGCGATGCTATGATTTATTAGTAGTTCAGTTTGATAAAATGTATGAGCCCAATTATTTACAAAAAAATAATCTAGGCCAATAAATTGCTTTTTTAAAAAAGGTATAGTAAGTTCTGCAGGACTTACACATAAGTATGACCCTTCTTGTCCGGGATGATTTGTATTAGTTTCAGTTTTATAAAGTTCTTGAATATCAAATTGAAATGGATTTACAAATTCTAAACGATCAGGACCTGTCCATTGTACTACTAACATTCCATTAGACCCGTGTTTATTATAACAACTAATAAGTTCTTGCATTGCAATACGAAAGATACTACCATTACTGCGCCCAGGTAATCCTCGATTTATTATAGTATGTGCTGATAATGCTTTACCTAAGTGTGCAGGCCATGCTAACTCTTTATCTTCGGGTAGTGACATCCGTAGTTGTGTTATCTCAGTCCCCCAAGTTAAACTGCATCCGACTGCAAGTAACCAGTCTACAGTCATTGAAGTCACTTATTCTCCAATTGTGCGTTTAATATGTGTCATAATATTATTAATAAGATCAGCAGTTTCTGTGTCATCAAATTCTAACAACATATCGTTAAATCTATCAGCTTCGTAGCATCCAAACTCTGAAATTCTAATAGGACTATATCGTTTTTCTACGCCTTGCTTTTCAATAATATTAAAGTAATTTGGGTAACTTACATTAACTGCAAATGTACTTCCTAATATCACACTCCCAGGTTTTTTCATACTGTATGCAAGATGTTGTCCGACGCTGTCACACCCAATAAAATAATCTGCATGTTCTATTATTGCCGCCCATTTACGCAAGGTTAATTGTTTAGGATTAACACTGATATCGTCTCCGGGTATTGCAAATTCTGACATACTAATAACATTATACTGCTCTCTAAGAGCTCGTGCAATAGCCATATATGTTTTCATTTCTAAACTTCGAGTACTGTAATCTACTACAACCCCTAAGTTACTATCATTAGTTGAACTGCGGCCAAACGGCTGAATAACAATTGTTTTTTCTTTTTTATGCTCGTCTTTGGCATGCTTTAATGCCGTCACTCCATTTAATTCTTCTTCTTTATTAAGAATAATATTAGGACGATAATCAAAATTTTCTCTAACACTTCCATTAATAAGTTTATCAAATGTTTGTGATATGCTTAAATTCTGATTATAATAATCATAATCTCTGTAAGGTTCAGGTGCAATAATTTGACTTTTTCGAATAATGTTTTCAAAAAGACCTTTTGTATTAATTTCGAGTGTACGATCTTGTAAGATGCGATTTCCCCAAACAAAATCCAAGCCTGCTTCTGTTACGATATACCCATCTGGGTTTTCTTGGATAAAGCGTTCAAGCGCAGGCAATGCACAGATCATTCTGCCTGCGCCACCATTAATAAAAACTGTTTTTTGCATAATATCCTTGGTAAGTTTTAAAACTGTGTACTACTTATCGTGATGTATCACAATAGAGTGGCAGTCTTGATAGATATGTATAATTATATAAAAGGAAACTACAATGAGCCGATTTAGCCATATCTTAACAACTCCAAATGCGGGTACTACACAGTCTAAAATAATTGGATTGTTTCCATTTAATGCGCTTGTGGATCCTAGTACAACAGATGTTTACTCTGGAAAGATTGATTTTTTAGAATCTGCAATAGCTGGATTAAGATTGTTAGCTGAAGAAAACTATTCGGTAATTGTGTTTATTAATCAATTTAAATCAAGACAATTACCATATGAAACATTTAATAATTTAAATGGCGCTGTTGAACGATTTATAAATGCGCAGGGTGTTAAAGTAGTTGGAATCTATTGGTGTCCATCTATTACTAAAAATGACCCGTACGTTGTTCCCAATCCTGGCATGTTTCATAAGGCAAGTGAAAATCAATCAATAGACTGGAGTAATATCCCTGTTATCAGTTCGTTTGATAAGGATCTGCTGGCTGCGACATCGGCTAAGGCTATGCCTGTTAAAATAGGTAACGGGTCCAGTTGGACCCGTTATGCTACATTTTTTGAATTTGCTCACGCAACTGTTGACAAAAATTAAACATCCATCTTTGCTGATTCAAATGCCGCAGGCATTTCTGGCCAAGTAATAACATCAGGTACAGTTTCTGGATTAAGTCCATTAGTAATATCTCGCAGTGCTTGTCTATATGCTAGCAACTGTTGCTTGACGCTATCTGGTAGATCCGGGGCATACATGAATACGTCAGTTTCTGCAATTTTTTTATTACGTATTTCTCTAATTAGCTCAATATTAGATAACTTGGCTAGCATAGGGAAAGTAAATTCGCCCGTAACGGGATCTAAAACTACATTAAATGCATCGTAGTCTAGGTAAACTTTTTCTTGGTCTTCAACCCAAACTCCGTATAACGTATCAAAGTTTTCTGTAGTTTCGTCAAATACAAAAAGTTTAGCCTTTGGTGGCCAATGTTCCTCTGGTGGGATTTCAGCATCTCTATAAACAACCATATTATAGGGTTTATTTGTTTCAGTATTAAAAAATAAAGCGTATTGTGTCATTATGAGTTACCTTTTAAAAGTGAATTCTGACCAGGCCGTTGGCACCAACGCCACCTTGTGAGCAGCAGCAACATATGTTGGGCATAACGGTAGCGCCACCGCCGCCTGGAAACACTCCCGGGTATCCTAACATACAAGGGCAGCAATGATCTCCGGTCATTGGACGTGCGGCGCCAGTAAATGGCGGTGCTCCGGCATGCGCAAATCGCCAGAAGTATGCATCACTGTATCCTTGATTGGCTCCGCCTGAACCGCAGCTAACAACACTGCCGCCGTAGCCAATGCCGCCTGCAACGGTACATCCGCAAATATAATAGCAGTCGTTTCTTCCGCCGTCGCCGCCTGTTGCACAAAGGTTACTTAGATTAAATCCCGTAATGTAAGTAGTTGATCCTGGTTGTCCGTAACAACACCAATGAAGTGTACAGCTACCAACCCCGGTGACCATGCCGCCGTAACCCACACATACAGCATATGCGCAACCTGCCGCAGTAGCAACTGTTACTGAGGAATAGCCACCGCCAGCGCCCGGCGGGCCACCGTGATAACATTCGCAGCAGCATTTAGCTCCGCCACCGCCACCGGGACCCCAAATTTCAAAAGTAACTTCAGTTACTCCTGATGGTACTGTCCACGTGTAGGCTCCCGGAGTTGGAAAATCGCACACCGCACTACATGTTAATGTAGCTGATGTTACTAAAGTACAATATCTTGCCATATTTTTATTCTCTTTTAAAACGGTGAAACTGGAAATACAACAGTCTTAACTGTCTCAGCAGTTATTGCAATTGATGTTAACTCTGTTAAATGCGCTTCTAACTTAGTTCTAGCGGATGTACTTAGATCCGGTATAGATAACTTAGCGTTAACTTCTGCTATGTGTTGATCTTTTAGTTCTTGTGCAGTAGCTACTGGGTCTACGGCTTCAGGAACATCGTCTTGATATATAATTACCCATTGACTTGTATTAAAATCGTAATGTGTTTGTTTATAATCTATTGGATGTAACTCGTCTCCTATATCTGTACCATCTGTTGTTAGCAATTTTGTTAACAATTCATTTAATGGTACATAGGCTAACGATTCGTGTAACGGTCTGTCCGCATCATCTACATGGATATAGTTTGACCAACCTTCATGCATTATGCCTGTTGCTTTTTCTACAATTGAATAGTACATATTAAAAAGTCACCTTTACTAAACCTGATGCGCCACCACCCTGGCATCCGCAGCAATCACATGCACATGCAAAGAATCCGCCGCCACCGCCACCAGGAAATACTCCGCAGCGGCCAGGGCTAAAATATGCACAGCAATGGTCTGTTGAATGCCATGCGTGACCCGAGAATGCAGCAGCGCCACCAGCACTAAAATGACAAATCCAACTGCCGCAGCCGCCTTTTTGCCATGCATCACCGCCAGGGATATTAAAATCACCGCCGAAGCCATTGCCGCCGCAACATTGCGTCATTTGAATACAACATACAGTATAACCGCCAGCTCCGCCTGTTGCACAGAAGTTAGTTAGGCCGGTGCCTGTTGCAAAACTTGTGCAGCCCTGACAACCAATGTTTGAGCCGCCAACTGAGCAATAACGGGCTTCGCCTGGGCCGCCGGCACATAATGTATACGTCTGTCCCGCTGAAGTTGCTACTGTTTTAATTGCGTAACCGCCTGCCGAGCCGCCCGAAGAGGCACCGCAGTAACAGCAACATTTTGGGCCGCCCGCACCACCGCCTCCCCAAATTTCAAAAGTAACTTCAGTTACTCCTGATGGTACTGTCCATAGGCAGCAAGCACTGCTGCCTGCGCTGGCTACTAGTTGGGTTCTTCTTTGGCTGGGAACATATCCCACTGTTTCGCTAATAAATCTTCCCATTATAAATTATCCCTTGTAACTATTTCAATTGCAAATGCATCTCCAGCAGCAGCCTTATCTTTTAATGCCTTAATATCCATTGGGGTTCTTGGAAAAATTATTTCATTCCAATCAAAATCTTCAGGGAGACCATCGAACATTGTGCGTAACTGTTGTCTATAAGTAATCCATTGTTGTATTTCTACAGGGTCTGTTACTTTTGCAAACACTTTATCAGTTTGTTTCAACAATTCGTTTCTGTTGAATCTTGTTTTTTCGTATGACGGACCACCACTTGTAGGTACTTCTATCCACGCATTGGTTTCAAAGTCCCAATATGTTGCTTCAATATCTAAATGATGCACATCTTCGAGTCCTACATAATGTTTATATATACTTGTATCTGGATCTATTTCCATCCATGTAGCATCTGGTGGGCAGGGTCTTGGATCGTCTATAACGTATATAGGTAGTATGATACGTCCTGTGTCGTTGCTTATTAATATTTTATGTGTATTCATAATATCTCCAATTAATAAGTAATTTTAACCATACCAGGACCGCCTCGGCCACTGGCCCAAGGAGTGCATTGGCAGGTACTCCAGCAGGAGCCACCGGCACCACCACCACCTGGTACTCGACCATGAAGTGGTCCTTCACCTGTCACCGAACACCCGTGCCCGCCACAGTAGCCGCCTGATATGTTGAATCCGCCAGATCCGCCGCCAGGTCCACCTGCCACGCCGCCGAAGTTTGATATACCATATGGGCTTTGGTCGCCGAATAGACTAACAACACCCCAGGTTCCTTGGGCAACAGTATCACCACCGTATCCCTGACCTGGGGTACGTGTGTAGAAATTACATCCACACATTGCATAACAGTTAGTACCAAAGTCGCTTAGACCCCCTAGGCCGCCGGTTGCGCAGAAAGTTGCTGGTACACCAGTTCCAGAAACATAACTTGTGCCGCCAGTAATACCGTTTGCGCATATTGAAATAGGAGCTCCAAAACCTCCACTTACTCCGGCTGCTCCTGCTACTACTTGGTATACTGTTCCAGGAGTAACGTTAACAGTTACCTTAGAATATCCGCCACCGGATGCAGCTCCTCCAGTACTACAGCAATTGCAGTTAGTCCCGGGCACACCACCACCACCGCCACCACCCCATACTTCAAATGTTACTCGGAACACGCCCGCAGGCACAGTCCACGCACAAGTAGTATTGGCAGTATTAGTGCAGGTGCCGTCGTATATTAATTTAATTCCTGACATTTATTTTGTTTCCTTGTTCATATTTATCATAAATTATATATCGTCAACAATCATTGTAACCAGATCAACGGTTGCTACGCTTGAGTATACGCCAATTTGCTGACCATTAGCTATAACAATACCAGTTCTTTCTAATTCAGCACCACCAGGTAATACTGAATCATATTCAATATAGTCTCCTGCATTTGGTGCATTAAATGTTGTCGAAATACACACTCTAATCCGCGCTAATGAAGAGTTTCTATTACAGATATTTAATGAGACTGTTTGATATCTTCCTGAAGCTGGTCCGGCTGTTGCTTGTACCCATGTAGCAGCAGGCAGTGCAGCCTTGAAAGAACCGGTGTTTGCGTTAGACACGTTGTCTTCTATGCCGTATGTAACTGCAGAAAATCCAGCAATACTAGCATAAGCTACAATAGTTTGTCCGTTTTGTAGTACAATACCTGTTCTTTCAAAAACTGTATTTGCAGCAAGATTAGTAGATATTTCTAGATAATCTCCGTTTGATGGTGTAGTAGTACCGTTATTAACAACAGCCAAGTTAAATGTTGCAGCACTAGCTGATCGGTTAGCCAACGATACAGTTAATATCTGTGCTTTTCCGGATGCGGGAGTAGTTGCAATCGTTGTATTTGTTGTTGCGGCTAAATCTACTCTTGAATTAATTCCAATTGCCATTATATTTCCTTAAAATATTTTACACGCCAGCGTAGAAGAAGCCGAACCCGCTGATCTTTTTAGCAGCGGCATCAACATATGTTTTATTTGTAATATCATTGCCACTACTAGGCGCAGTACTAATTGTACCATTAGTCAACGTGGCTGTTGTAGCAGTCATCGTAGTAAATCTACCAGTAGTAGCTGTTGTTGCACCAATGGTCATATTATCAATACTACCAAGTGTTCCAGAACTAAAAGTAATAATGCCTGCACCGGTAGTAGAAAATGCTTGATTATTTGTGCCTGTTGCTGCCGATATTGCCCCAGTAAATGTCGCAGTATTGTTAGCACCTAGTGTGGTAAATGCACCACTTGCTCTTGTAGTTGCTCCAACCGTGATACTATCAATACTACCTGTTGTGTTTAGTGTAACACTACTACTGTTTAAATTACCGTAAATTGTACCGCCTGAGCGAATATTTTCACTAACACCTAGGCCGCCTGTAATAACCAATGTACCTGTTGCAGTTGTAGTTGATGCAATACCATCATTCATTAAAATGCCAGCAGTACCTTTGGTAGCATTACTAGTTGATCTAATTGTTAGCTGTCCGGCGCTTGTTGTAGATCCTTGTACTATAGGAACAGTTGCCGATGTCGTAAATACTACCGCAGTTCCTTGCAGAGGACCACCTTCATCATTAGTAATAACGTAGTTTGCGCCGTTTGAAATAAGCGTAAATGTAGAACCAGCTGGCATAATCTGCGTGGCTGCTGCGGTAAATCCCGGGCCTTGAATATTACCTGCCGGTGTACTGAGCGTTATATTTCCAGTAGTGGCGTTATAAAATTCTTGTTTTGCTCCGGGAAAAAATACCGGGTTAGCTATTGTTACAATATAAGGCGCAGTTCCAGTTAGAGAAATTAAGCCTCCTGAAAAAGCATACGAGAGATTAAACGTCCCTGTTATACTTAAGGTCTTTGCGCCTGTGTTTAATCGTGCCATAGTTTATCTCTCAATTATGATGTAGAAGTTTCAATACCGTATACTGTACAGCCGACTGTTGCAGCTGACGAGTAAACAACAATATTTAGTCCAGCTTGGGCGACCAATCCGGTACGTTCGTATGTTCCGTTAGGAATAACAACAGTATCATATTCGATAAATTCTTCAGCACCTGGAGAACCTGATGTTGAAAGTGCTAATCTTATAGTAACTGCTGATGTATTTCTATTAGTAATAGATACATTACACACTGCATAATAACCTACAGGCACTGTATATACTGTAGTGTTTGCTGTTGCTGGGATTGCTACTGCACCCGTTCCTAATCTTCCTGTTGCCATTTTTATATCTCCGTAAATTATCGTTGTAAGAAGAATCCAAGTGCAACGGGAGCCCCGTCAATTCCACCTGTAAAATACATCTTTGATTTTATATTTAACTGACCGCCACTAGTAGTTGAGATCGAGTCGTTAGCCACGTATACAACACCAGCTGTTAGTGTATTTACGTTCAATGAGCTCTGTCCGCCACCAATTTGGGCTGTAATATATGCTTTAATTGCTCGCTGTGTTGGTACAATGTTATCGCTATCAGCAGTAAAGTACGGGTCTGTACTAAACTGGTTAATAACAGCTGATCCAACACCTAGGTTAATCTCACCTAATTGCAAGCTCTGTAGTCCTGACAAGTTAAACGCATCAGCGTTCAATGTAGCAGTACCAGTTGACTGTTGCACTCCGAATAGTCCACCGACGTTAAAGTTACCGTCTTGGTCAGTACTTGTAAAGAACACTCGTCCACCGCCTGAACTATTAGTTTGTGCCGCAATGCTAGCATTAGTAGGGTCAACAAACGGATAGTTGGTGTCTGCTTGATTTCCTGTACCAATGTATAAGAAGTCGTGTCCAGTTAGACGAACTTGCGAGTACTTGATTGTAGTAGTAATAGTATCACCGTCAATTGGTGCTTCTAGTACGCTAATTCCTGGACTAATTTGGAAGTTAGCAGTGTAATCTCCCTTATCACCTAACAAGTTAGTAACTGCAACAAGTTTATACCAAACAGTAGGAAGTGATGAAAACACTACGTTAGCGCCAGGTTGTGGTCGATCATATAAATTTCTGACCGAAATAAATGTACTAGGTTGATACAAATCTGCATAGCCATCTCCTGCAATTGCTGTAGTAGCAGTTGTGTACAATGTACCTCTGTTACTAAACGATGGATTAGCTAAAACACCATCATTTGTTCTTGGATTAATTGCTGCGGTAATAACTTTATTTGGATCTGTTTGAGTAGCAATAGGACCTGCTCTGTAAACTCCTGTTAATCCTGTAGCAGTTGCTAGTACTACCGGAGTCGTACTGCCTGCTACCAGACTAACTTTGAAGCTAGTATTTGTAACAATGCTAGTTCCAATAACGTAATATAGTTTCTCAGTAACTAGTCCACCAGCAGTTACGCCATTGAATAAAATAGGTTGGCTATCAATTAAGTTTTCAGTATTGTTTACTGTGATTACATTTGTAGTATCGGTAGTTGCAGTAACTGTTCCTTTCGGGTAGCCTGAACCTGGTTCTATTATTCTAATTTCAGTTATAGTTCCAGACTCTGCCTTCATTCTTCCTAGAGCAGTTGCACCGGTGTTTAATGATGCAGCGTTTTGTCCACTTGTACTAGATACTGCAACCCATAACGGATTATTACTTACGTTACCAAAAGCTAGACCTTTCCATGTAGAGCTAGCACCTGGCATTGTTCTAACAGTCCAGTTTAGGCCGTCTGAGCTAGTAACTACTGTTGTACCACCGCTAGCAATTGCAACAAATAGGCCTTGTCCGTAGACAATCTTAGTCCATGTTAATGCACTTGGTAATCCCGGAGTCACTGTTTTCCAGTTTATGCCTTTGTCTAAACTAATAGCCACACTTCTTGTGCCAGTAGCAATAGCAACAAAACGTCCGTTACCATATGCAATACTGCTCCAAGTGGTGCTAGATGGTAAGTTACCACCTTGAGTCCACGAGGTAGCATTTGTGCTGTAGGCAGTTAATTGTGCACCTGTTGTTATTGCAACAAATATTCCGTTACCATAAGTGACTGCAGAGTAAGTTCCACTAGTTGTTGGAAGTGTTCTACCTGTCCAAGTTATACCTAATGCGCTCAACGGTGCAGATGCGCCTTTGTTTGTGCCGCCTACTGTGACAAATAAACCACCGCCATACGCTACTGCGGCTGCATCAGTAAATCCAGCTTGTAGATTTCCGCCAGCTGTCCATGCTGCATTTTCAGCTGCACTTGTTGGTAAGTATGCGGTGCCAATTGTTCCACTTGCAATAGCAACATATTTTGCAGTAGTATCAACTATAGTTACTGTTGGATCAGCGGTGTATCCTCTGCCGCCGTCAGCTCCGATTGTAATAGATCCCACACCATTATTAGTTAATACCGCAGTACCTGTTGCAAGTGTTGCTGCAAATGTTAACCCAACGCCATATGTGCCAGATGAGCCAGTACCAGATGTAAATGTTGGTGCTGTAGAACTAAACGTACCGCTAGCTGTTGCTAGATAGTAGTTGGTTCGACTAGGAATAACTCCAGTATTAACATACGAGTAATAAGTTCCTAGAGTAGCGGCGCCGCCTGACGACCATGCAGTTGCGCTAACCGGAGGACTAATTGTAACTGTAGGTGCTGTTGTATAGCCTCTACCCCAAGTTGAAACATTAAGTTTTGTTACACGATCTGTTGCTGCTGAAACTGTCGGAGGAGCATTATATCCAGATCCATTAACTTCTATAGTAATACTATCAATTTTTCCGTTTAGTACAGTACAAGATGCTATTGCGCCTGCGCCGCCTGTTGTTGGAGTAAACACGATAGTTGGCGGTGAAGTATAGTTAAAGCCGCCGTCAATAATAGTAACACTAACAACTTGGTCAATGCCCGGTGCGCCAATGCTATTGACAGCTCCCATTACTGCTTCAAAAACAGCACCATCACCACCAAGACCGCCAACGATTGCTGTTGCTACTGCACCTTGGCCGCCGCCGTACACTGTGTCGATCCAGCTTTCACTTGCACTTAATGCTCCGCCAGCAGCCCATGTTTTTCCATCTAAACTATATGAAGTACTTGTTCCGCTTGTAGGAATTGCAATATATCTATTATTACCAAATGTTGCTGCTGAGAATGCAACTGCTTGAATGCTTCTTGCTGTTGCTGTATAACCTGGGGCAGTATAACTAATTCTTGGTTCTAACTTATAGCTTGAAGATAAATCTAAACTGTTAACTAATGTAGTTCCAGGAACTGCGTGATCCCACCCGGCAGCATAGATAGACATTGTTCCACTGCCACCTGTTACATTAATCTGTGCTTTTGTAGTTGTATTTTGATATACAGTAAATTGCGTAGTTCCAGTTAACGCTTTGACATAGTATAACTGATTAGCAGTAATGCTGCCAAAAGTTGTACCAACAAAGTATATAGGCATGTCAGCATATAATGTTGCATTAGAAGCAACGTTAACAAAGTCCCCAGTATCAGTAGTAGTTGATACTGTTAGAGCTGTAAAACTATCTTTATAAATTGTAGCAATTTTTGTACCACTGTTATAAGTTAAAATATTTGCATATTGTCCCACACCAGTGCCGGCACTAATTTGTACACGCATACCAACATATGCTGTACTTAGAGCAATGTCAGTAGCTGCAATAGTAATGTATCCAACATCGCCACCTTGAGCAGCGTTAAGAGCATTTGCGTAATTAGTACCGCCATAGCCATTGCCGTCATCTAAGTCAATTATTCGTGTTTCAAATACGCCGCCGTCACGGAATTCATCACCAATAGTAGTTGCGTTTACACCGTCGCCGCCGATTGCAATGTCTGCGTTTGTATAATTTGTACCGGCATTTGAAAATTCAATTCTGTAGATAATGTTTGCAGAATCAGTAATAGTATCAGTTACTACTGCCTGTTGAGCATGATTATCTACTACTGCATAAATTGGTTGTTCAAATGTATCAGTACCTTCGGCAATAACTCCGTATGTACCGTATGAACTGTTACCGTTAGTAGCACGGATACGTCCACCTAGCTCTGCCATGTAGCCTGCGTAACCGTAGTAGTTAAACACTGAAACAAGTTCTGTTAGTGAGTTAGCACCTGTACACCATACGCCAAATCCGTCACTCATAATGGTTGTAAAGTCATTCTTAACCATTGAACGATTTCCACCGGCATGTAATGCTCCGTCAATCTTGGCTCCGGTACATCCTGTACCAAATAATGATACGTTCTGTGAGTAGTGAGAACGAGTATTAACCCATACATTACTGTCATTTGGACCAAATCCTGGATTCAAACTAACGTATGCGCCAGCAGTTGGGCGTTTGGTACCGTAGTCATTTTCCTCACTTAATGTTCCATTTAGACCATTGAGCGTACAATTGCGTAGACCAGTGGCGTTACTAACATAGAACATGTTTTGTTGTTTAGAACCGCGTACTGCATTAACATATAGTTCAGCTGCTCTTAATGACTTATAGTTACCAGTGTAACTCAAATCATAAACCATAGCGTCGATGTATTCTTTCATGTCACGCTTGCATAACGTATCATCAAACGCATAACGTACAGTCATGCTACCAGTACCGTCAGCTGTTACATTATGCACTGATGCACTAATTGCTGATTCAGCAATAGTAAATGTCGTTGGTGTCGGAGTAGCAACTACATAGTATATTTCATTAACTAAAATGGCGCTGCCTGAAATAACTGTTCCAGAGAAAATAACTGGATCGCCTGCTGTTAAATTATGTGCAGAGCTTGTGGTAAATCTGTCAGTTGTAGCAGTAACTGATGTTACTGTTCCACCGTAATTTTGTGTAATCCACGCTGTTGCTTCTGCTGCAAGGAAGTTTTTATTTGCTTTAAGAACTTCGGCACCTTTGTATAAGCCAACATCATTTTTGTAAGTTATAGTACCAGTTACTTCAGGAGTTGACCCAATACCATTTATTAAAGTGTTGATAATAATATCCATTAACACTTTAACTCTACGCTTAACTGTTGCATTATCTTCAACAACTGCTAACATTAAAGTTTTTAAGTATCTAAAAGATGCAATAGTAGCGGCTTTTTGTTCTCCTAATACTAAAGAAGCCTGTGCTCTATAATAACTTTTTGCAGAAGTTATTGTTAGATAATTACTGTCAAACATCATGTCGTACCCAACATAGTCAATGATATATCCCACATCTCTTTCACAAGTTGCAGCATCATAACTTAAAGTTGGATAATTCTCTGTAATGAACGAGGTTACTTGTCCTTTAATTGTTGCTTTATTTGTTTGCAACGAATTATTTTGTGTAACATACGCTGCGGTGACCCAACTTGTACTTGGTAAGTTATTGATCTCTACAAGTAAACTTAATCCTGTACCGTTTGTAAAGGTAGTAAGTGCCGGGCCGCCTTGATATGCAGCC